AACGACAGGTCTCACAGTACTCAACCCCGGTAATTTGAGTTCACAAGTTTTACTTGCCAAGGGTGGTACCGGTTTAACTACAGTAGCAGAAAACGAATTGTTATTAGGTCCAGCGTCTGGAACTGCTTTGGATACACTTCCACCGTATGCACCAGCTAGTACTATCGAATACCCAACGTCTGCACTATCATCAGCGGCTAATTCGGGTGAAACTATTGCGGGAATAACGTACACAACGACTGCAAGTAGTAATTCTTATGGTGAAATATGGAAAGCGTTTGATAAAACTACGCCGGGGCATAGTACTTTTTGGCATTCTAATGAAAATGTTTACGATAGTACTTCGGGTGCCTATACGGGAAGCAATAGTTTAGGTAGTGTATCAGGTGAATGGATAAAACTCCAACTTTCGACTGCAATTACACCGACATCAGTTAACATTACAGGAAGACAGTCATATGATAATCAGGCACCAGATTCGTGGGAAATATTGGGAAGTACTAATAATAGCAGTTGGACAAGTCTGTTGTCATCTACTGTACACGCTACGTATAACGGTGGTAGTGGACATACAGTTTCTATATCTGGGGCGAGTGCTTATACATATTTAGCCTTAGTTGTAAAAGCAAAGGGTGGTACTGGTCAAACTGCAGTAGTTCTTAGTGAAGTGAGGTTTTTCACGGCGAATCCAAACCCAGCTAAAAAGTTCCTTCGAAGTTCCGCGGCTGGAATAGATTGGGATGAGGTTTCTTCAGATTTACAGACTATTACAGATGGAGGGGCAACAACAACACAAACAGTCGCGTTTAATAACACAACCACGGGTTTAACATCCGCGGGTGATATTGACATTGCAGCTACAAAACAAATCGATTACGCTGGTGATGTTTTACTTAAATCGTCGGCAGGTACAGTAGCATCTTTGAAAGTAACGAACGCGGTAAAACTTGACCCGGCTTATGCATCACCTTCGAATAACGTTTTATCGTTCAACACGACAACGGGTGAAATCTATGATTCAGGGGGGCAGGGGGGCTCGACACTCGATAATGTTCACGAATATAAGGCAAATATTTCTATAGGACCATCAGTCGCAGCTGCAAACCTTACTATAAACGTATTTGAATCGAATGTACTTACAGTTTCAGGTAACGTCTCAGCCGATAGTATTACAATAGGAGCTTTACACGTCGCCGCATCACCGTTCAATTTAGACGATGTTTCTCAAGCGACTGTGGGAGCAAATGTTACGTCAAATGTTATTCAGTTTACAGGTCCACATTCAAGTTATAACTCGGATAATGCATTTGTTACGACAAATAGTATTAAAATTGGTTCAAATGTAAATGTTACAGGGAATTTAATATCACAAAATATTCAACTTACAAATCCAGGTATAACCGTATCAATGTCATCGACAGATACAATAACCATAGATGCTAAAAATAAAAGTTACGGTACAGCACCACTTGTTCAACTTGCAGGCGATTTAAATAGTCTCGTCTATTCAAATCTTATAGACGGTGCTCAGGTAGTCGTACCTATATTTGCATCAGGTGCAGATAGAAAAATATCAAAAAATCTTACAAATGTAAACTGGTACGTCCAGACCAGCGACCTCACTATTAAACAAAGTGAACACGGACTCATGACATTGTCAAATGTTGCAGGTAATGTATATATGAATTCAATATCTTTTACACAAAATTAGTAAATTAAATAAATCAGAACACACTTTTATATTATATATGGGCTTAAAAATAAAAAACCTTAGTATAATATAAAATATGTCTGGAGGTATTGCCCAACTCGTTGCAATCGGTGCGCAAGATGCGCATCTCGTAGGTCAACCTGAAGTTTCTTTTTTCAGGTCCAACTACAAACGTCACACAAACTTCGCCCAAACTGTCGAAAGACAAACTATCCAGGGCAACCCAGCTCGAGCTGGTATGTCAACTATCCGATTCGAAAGAAAAGGTGATATGCTCGGTTACGTCTATATCGCTAATAGAGCGGGTAATGTCACGGCTTGGAATGAAAATGTCGCCAAGGTTGAACTTTTGATCGGTGGTCAAGTCATCGACGAACAAGATTATGCATTCTCCACCTCTCTTGCACCAACAGTTATGAACCAAACGTACTCGAAAGCTAAATATGCTTCGGAAAAATTCTACCCACTCAGGTTTTCGTTTTGCGAAAATGTTCAATCTGCTATCCCATTAGTCGCACTTCAATATCACGATGTTGAATTGAGAATTACGTGGGCCGATAATGCCAGTATTGTCGGAGACCTCGAAGTGTATGCTCAATTTCTTCACCTCGATACAGATGAACGCACGGCACTTTCCAACGCACCACAAAACATGCTTATTACACAAACACAAAAGGCAATTGCATCGCTCAATAAAGTCCAGGAACTCAGCTTCAATCACCCAATGAAATATTTGGTCGCCGTGAACGGTCAATCTGCATCCGATAAAGTCAAGCTCCAAATTAATGGTACGGATGTTTCGGACGCGAAACCAGTTATCCCTCACCACACCTCAGTACCAGTGTATTACCATACACAGGCTGCAGATGTTGTTGAGAACATCTTATTGGTTCCATTCTGTCTCGACACTGCTAAACTCCAACCAACGGGTTCGCTCAACTTCAGTAGACTCGATTCCGCGAGACTCGTTTCCGATAACTCGACGTTTGATAATACTATCTACGCCGTGAACTACAACATCCTCCGTATCGAAAATGGTATGGGTGGTTTGATGTACTCGAACTAATTCAATTTTTATAGCCACTTAATATAAATGTTCTGGCAACTAGTTTTTATCGCAGCTTTTATATTTATAATTACTTACGATCCCAAGTCCGGAACTTTGAATCATCTCGTCGACTCTAAAAAACAAGAACCCACTCAGAATTCTGAGTGTAAAGAGGGACATTACCAGGAGATTCAATTTGCTCAAATGGGGTATGATTGCCCAAAAGAAAACGGTGTTCAAATGGGTGCGATTATACATACTTAAAAAATTCACTCTACATTTTAATATTATATAATGTTTACCTTTGATCGAGAAATCGTCACAATAATAGCTGTAATCGTATGTATTGTAGCCACTGCATATATGTACAAAGAACTCAAGAAAACGAATGAAGAAATGGAAGGTGTAAAGGGATTTAATGGAAAACTTGTTTCATTTTTATCCAGGCCCAAACCGTCCCCTTTTACAGAACCAGAGTCAGAAAAAGGAAACGCTTTACAAACCCAAGTAGAAGAAAAGAGCCTTGAAAATCAAGATTCCGAGGAAGATTCGTCAGAATAATCATCTCCTATAATTATAACTTGCTAATGAGCAATGAAGAAATACAAGGCTATAGCTGTACCTGTAACGTTTACGGGTGATAAACCAAAGTTTCTCACTGTCCGAGACCGACGATTCAAAGATTGGATTTTCGTTACCGGAGGGTGTAGGCGAAGAGAAATAGTAAATCCAATACGATGTGCTTTGAGAGAACTAGAAGAGGAAACAAGAGGAGTCATTTCTCTCAAAAAGGGTCAGTATTCAGATTTCAAATTCGTAGTTAAAGAAAGTCCAGGCGTTGATTTAGAATACAACGTCTTTATATTTTTCGTAGATTATACACCACAACAACAAACCGAACTTGTCAAAAAATTCAATGATGAGAAACAAAAAACAAATCTTAAAAAAATACAAAAACAACCATATAAACGAACTTACGATGAAAATGATTTTATGAATTTTGAAACATTAACAGAATTCAATACAAAAAAACAATGGGATAGAATAGTTAAAAACGTTCTCAATAATCCAGAGTTTTATGCATGCATAACTTCACTCAATAGAAAAACCTTCTCTATTAAATAATGAAGTCCAAAGCTTACATACTCTCACAAATTTCGCATCTTCTCGTTGAAAGACATGGTTATACACAGGAAAAAGCAGATAGGTACGCAGAATTACACAAAGAAGATAAAGTTTATGAACTTCTTGTTTTAAAAAAGAATTTATCAGAACAGGAAGAGTATCCAGAAATATCGTATAGAAAATCAATTTGGAGACATCACTACGATAGTGATTAATTAAATCAATATAAAAAAATAAAACTACTACTTGGTAAGTAAACCATGTTTAAAACATGGTGTAAAGAACAGGGATTCTGGAACAATACCAATGTATCACATGTGCTCATGGATGGAGGTGTCCTCTCAGTGCCATTTGATAGATTGAATGATTTCTATATTAAATACACAGATTCCTATAATTCGGGGGAAAAAATATTTGTGGTCGAACAGAAAACTGAAAATTACAACTTTTTCGTGGATATCGATTACAAAGATGAAGATGAAATAGAATTTTCAGAACTCGAAAACTATTGTAAAATAATATGCGAAAGAGTTAAAAAATTGGGGGGTAAAGAAGCACTCATTTCCGTAGCTCAACCAAAAAAAGTAGGTCATCTAGTTAAGACGGGTATTCACATAAATTGGCCAGATTTTATCGTAAATCAGTCATCAGCTTTAGCAATACGAGAAATTCTAGTACGAATAATGAACGAGTATTACGGTTCAAGAAATTGGAATGATATAATCGATGAAGCCGTTTACGGGAGTTTAAAAAGAAAAGCCAAGGGAAGCGGATTTCGGATGCCATGGTCACATAAAAAGGGAAAACATGATGAATGTTCCGGTAAAGGGTGTGCAGAATGTAACTATACCGGAAAAGTAACTCAAAGTGAATACAAGCCTATATTTATATACAGATATGGTCCGTTTCAATTACTCGA